ATCTTGGTCATCCCCCAACCGGCGTCATAGTTCGGCCCGACCTGTTCATAGAACGCTTCGGATGTTGCCGTTGGCGTGGGGACCGTATTGCGCCCATCGCCCGGCCCGCCACTATATCCGTAGGCCAGCGCACCAAACGCACATGCGCTCAGAATCGCCACGCCGGTCTGGAAGGCTCTGGGCCATCCGATATGATAGTCCTGACTATGATCTGGGAGCATCAACTTTTTCCCAAATTTTATTTACAGCCTTGGTGCTTGCCTCTGCAACCTTCAGGGCGACCGCTGTAGCAATAGCCACTTTTGCTGTAGATGCTACAAATCTAATACTAGAAGTAATCATTATATAGCTCTGATGTCCCGGCCTACTTCAATAGTAATTTTCATAAGCTGACGGAGGGAATTGAACCCCCAACCTGTTGATTACAAATCAACTGCTCTGCCAATTGAGCTACGCCAGCAACCATACTAATTATGCCTATTGCTATTAAGAGTCAGCAAAAGGCGTTGCAACGGCGTTAGAACCAAGAAGCACGCCCTCTACCAGATACTTAAGAGAGGCGAGAGCTGTAACACGAACCCAGCTTCCAACAATACCACCCGTTGTTGTTCCGTTCAGGGTCATAACATCATTGTTGGCCGAAGGGACATAGCCAAACATCGAACCAGCTGTGTCAGTGTCCACCATCTGAACCGACCCAACAAACTTATCCGTGCCATCGGTCTTGATGTCGAGATCCGTTGCAAGGGTCTCAATAAAAAACCAAAACTGGGCACCAATATTATTGGTCGAATTCGGATCTGTGGGATCTGTCGGGGCCGTAGCCACAATCGTAGGAAGAGTAATCTTACAATCCGCGTCATTCACGCGGATCATCTTTCCTGCGTGTGCATCAACAGTAAGTGTGGTGTCTGCTGTAAGGTTTACAGAGACTGCATCTCCAGCAGTAATAAATCCTGCAAGGGAGCGCACCGGACCAGAGAAGGTGGTCTTAGCCATTTGTACCTCTTTACGAAAGGATTCGCCTTACAGTCTTCGTAAAAGTCTGCCGGGACAGTCTGCAAGGCTTGTGATACCCGGATAATAAAAATGGGGTGAGGATGACATTGCTGCCACCCCCACCCCACCTATACTACGCCACTCAGGCTCCCGGAGAACCCCAGATGCCGAGCGGGTCCGACACGCCGAAGCTGTAACGCTCACGGGCCTTGTACCGAACATTTCCGGTGTCGAAATCACCGTCCATGCTGGTCTCCATGCCCACTCGCGAGAAGTGCTTCATGCCGTTCGGAATGTCTGTCATCAGGAACCACGCATCCGGGTCTGTCAGATAGTGATTCACCGCATGACCTTCCGGCACAACACCAATCACGCGAAGCGCGTTGATGTCGTTGTCAGCCGTACCGGGACGAAGCTCAGTCATCAGAATGCGATGAGCAACGAACTGGAGGTCAGACGGAATGATGAGCTTGCGGGGCTTGCACGCGATCAGGAGACCGCGCTCGTCCGTCCACTTGCTGATCTGAATGACAGCAGCCTCAAGAGATGTCTCGTTGAGGTCCACTGCGACAGCAGGGCGGTTGGAGTTTGTGCCGCCGCTGACGAGCGGGTGCGCCGTGCTGAACAGCGTCACGCTATCGCCAGACTGATACGTTGTGAAACCGTTGTTAAGCGGCTCCATCGCCTTAACCTGCTTGGTGTGCGCCATGGCCCGTGCAAGCGCCTTGGTGTACCGAGCGGAAAGCGAGTCATACAGGTTGTCCTCCATGGCCTCTTCCGTAATCGAAAAGCCCATAGCAATCGTTTCATGGTTGTACCGCGCCACGAACGATTCCTGAGCAGCGTCATACGAAATAGCAGCGCCTTCACCCTTGACGGGCGCGGCACCAAAGCCAGAGAGCTTTACCTCTTCCTCAAAGGAGCGGTCAGAGCTTTCTGTCTCATAGACCTGAGTATGCTCTTCGTCGTAACGAGCGTACTCCATGCCAAACAGAGCGTTAAGCCCCGGCAGAAGCTCCTTGAGAAGCTGTGCGCGTGAAATAGCCATTAGTCAATATCTCCTTATGCACCAGTGGCGTTGAGGTACTGATGCGTAGAAGCGGCCCCGCTGGAGGCCGCATTGAACTTGACAATGACATCAGTGAAGCCGTCACCAACCGCACTATCAGGACCATCAACAAAATCAATAATCCGAAGCGGCAGGGTGTTTGTCGTAGTGGGCGCTGTGCTGGTTCCACTATCTACCGCAACCTTTGACTTACCAATAGCAATGCTGCCCGCAGTCTGAACAACCGCAGCATTAAGACCGCGTGTCGTCAGCGCCAGAGATCCGTCAGCCTGCATCTGCATCAAAACATTCGGATCATCAAGGACATAAGCCTTGGCGTCCGAAGCCACTGTTCCAGCAGGCCACTGTGTGCTGAATGTAAGCTGACCCGTTCCCGGATCGGTGTACTGGCAACCAAGAAAAATGCCGCAAGTCGTCAGGGCAGTCGTGCCCGTATCCTTTTCGACAGTTCCATCGGCAACCAGCTTAACAAAATCACCATTAAAAATGGCTGTCCCGTATGCGCTGGCAATCTCAAGAAGCCGTGTCTTGCTCGTAAACGAGCCTGACGCACTCAGAGTGCCAACCGGACGAGCGCCATAAGGTGCTGCTGTACTCGCCATAATTATTACCTATAAATCAGGTGACTATCGGTTTCCACCGAACGTCACGTTCGTCTTCCTATCAGGCGCGAAAACAGGCATCCGAGGATCGTTTTCGCGCATGAAATTATTGTCTACTGCTTGCATCTGGTCTTGGGCGCGTTTCCGGTAGTACTCTTCCCGCTCTTTGACGAACTCTTCTGGGGCTTTGCACAGAAGAAGTCCACCAACTTCAAGGGCTCCCTTCTTCCCCCACTCAGATCCATGATCGCTCATAATCTGTAGTTCGGGATGATCTTCAGCCTTGACGGGTTCCCACCCTTCCCTGAAACGTTTTGATGCGTTGGTGTTGTCAGGTTGCCCAACCATCGACGTTCTGACCCAACGAAAGACCCAACCGTCCTGCGGTGCGGGATCTGGCAGCACTGAAGCCGGTTCCCAGTTTTTACTGCGACCACTTGTTTCGCGGGTGTCGAGTCCGCGTGGTTCTCTAGATGCGCGAGTAGCCATTAGGAAGTCTCCTTAAGCAGTTGCGCCGCATATTGCTGCGGCGTGAGACCCAGACGCTTCGCGAGGCGTAGCTGAGTCGATGTTAATGTGATTTTGCGCGGCGACCCCTTGGACCCTCGCTTGGCCGGGGCAACCACGGAGTTAGCCTTTGTGCGAGGGGCTTCATCTTCAACAACTGTTTCAGATGAAAATTGATCTGGGAATACTTGACGCATCCTAGAATCAATCAATTGATAGTACTCATCTGTGTCTGGGTCAACCCCTTCAGACACAATCTTGTCATGGACACCGTATGCAAAACTTGTCATTTCTGCATCAGAGCCAAACCAATCATTTCTTTCTTGCCACTCTAGTGCCTTGGGATCGGGTTGAGGCACTTCAAAATGTTGTTGCTCTACGGGCTCTGGTTGTGGCGGTGGCGCGTTTTGTTTCCACTCATCAATAACCTTGTTGTATGCAAGGTGGTACTGTGAGTGTGCAATCTGTGCATCAGTGAGTCTTTTTTGAGCAGCAGAAATTTGCTCCGGGTCCCCCGACTCGTGTGCCTGCCTAAGTCTTTGTTCCGCAAAATCTACGGCGGCTTGTGTACCTGACTTGCTTTCGTTTGTCACGGCACTCTGGGACATCTTAACCAGATCCATAAGTCTCTGGTTTTCTTCATGCAGCTTTCTGGTAGCCTTAACAGCTTCGTCGCTCAGTCGTTCGGCAACCTCTTTCGCTCTGCGTTCCTCATGGAACTCACGACGGAGCTTTTTGATGCGCTTTTCAACCCTGCTGGAAACGTTCTTTATTTCTTCAGAATTATTTTCTTCCTGCACATCTTCGGTTTCAGTCTCAGATGCTTCCTTGATTGTTGCATCCCGAACCTCTTCAGGTATAGCCGTTGGTTTTGTGTACGGCTGATCTTCTTCGGGCGTGTCGTCTACAAACTCAATCTCCACATCATCACCAAGCTCAGGAGCTGGCGATGTTACATCATTTGTAATTCCGAAAAACGCTTCTTCTTTTGTGGACATGGTTACGCCCTCTCGATTCCGCGAGGATCTTCTACAACAGCTTCTACGGTGTCGTCGTTAATCAGACGAAACTCTTTGCCGTGAATCTTGATTCGTGTGCCGCTAAAGGCCCGGAAGACAACAAAGTCACCCTGTTGGCAGTATGGGCCGTTTGGGAATCTGTCTTTGTCCTGATAAGCATCAGACCCCATCGACATAACCCACCCTACTACTGTGGAAATCTGCTCTTCTTGCTGGTGTTTTGCGGACTTGATAATGCCGCCATCTGTTTTTTCATCAACCTCTGGCAAGGCAATAAGCAACTTGTAGCCTTTAGGCTCTGGTAGCTGTGAGGCTGTCCGGGTTGCCTCTGTGTCGGCATTCGCTTCGACGGTTCCTGCTTGTGCTGTAGCAGTCATAACATCTCCTGTTTTTGCGCTACATGATAGCGGGGTGCTACGGACCTACTTTAACTACTTAAAAAAAAATTGTAAACACTATTTTGATCTGTGCCTACGAGTCTTTCTTTTAACGGACTTAGGCTGGCTAGAAAACTGTTTTCCCTTTTTAGTGTCAGCACGCTTTTTTGCAGTTGTTCTATTGTACTCCTCTGCGGATAAAGCCATAATCGCACCCTCTGGTAGATACCTTTCACCAGTTGCGTCAGGCCCTTGAGTTGATGGCTTACCGCTTTTGGTGCGCCACTTTTGCTTCGTCCAGCGATCAAGGCTTTTCTGGCTTTTTCTTTTAGCCATTAGTCGCGATACCCCCCACCAGCCTTCTTGTATTCTTTCGCAAGCATCTGTGCCTTGCGAGCAGACCACTGACCAGCCCTGCCACCTTTGGCGCCAGCCTTGATTTTGTTAAACAATCTTTTTCTAAGTGCTGGCTTTGTGTAGTTGCCTGCCTCGTTAACGCGGGAAGCTGCTTTCTTTTTGGGTGGTTTCCGTGCGGGCACTACGATCTCCTGTCCCTGTTATTAAATAGATCAAACAAAACTTTAACCTTGTCTTCAAGCACCATAATAGATGAGTGCATTTTAGACAAGACTATAACAAGTGTTATTAAACCTATAAAAACGGGCCAAACAGATGAGACAACCTCGTAGACATTTGTTTCCATACGTTGTCGCCTTCATGCTATAGAGGTTCCTTGAGCCGTTCTTCCAGATCAAGAATTTCTCTCTCTACCCAAGCAAGTCCTTCAATCATACCAACCATCTGCTTGTACTGCTCCATGCTACTGCATGTGCCTAAAGCCATGGCATCAGCAATCTCATTCATTTGATTTCTGATAGAAGACTTTAGGTAAGTCAAATAGTCCATCAGTCCATTGCATCAAGGGTAAGTTTAGCTTCTTCCAAGTCAAGTTTTTGTTCTTGAACATCTTCGTCTAGCGCAAGACGTTCTGCTGCAATCTGCGTGTCGGCACTGTCTTTCTGAACTTTAGCCGCAAGTTTCTGCTGCTCAAGCTGCATTTTCTGTTGATCCGCCATCTGCTTGCGCTGCACTTCGGCGGCTCGAATGTCGATCTCCTGCTGGCGCTGCTGAATGATGGGGTCCTGTTGCTGCTGTTGAATCCGCTCCATTTCCTGCTGCTGCTGCTTTTTGCCGAGCAACTGGCTCGCAGCTTCGGAAACAAGTGTGCTGAGTCTTTTTTCGATGTCGGCAGGAAGCGGCTCACCCATCGGCGGCAGCGGTGCGCCAAGCTCTTCTTCGATCTGGCTTCGGAACAGGAAGCCCAAGTGCTCGCTGATGTGGGCATCAAGTGCTGCCAGCTTTGCCCCGCCAAGCTGCGTGTTCTGAACCTCCTGACCGAACTGAGGATCGTTCTTCAGCGTCATGTGGACATTCAGGTGGGCTTGATGGTCTTGCCACTCAAACGCCTTAACCGGCTTCATGGTCAAGAAGTTCTGGTTTTCTGTAACCGGATCAACTGGCGCACCATCGTCCTCAGACGGAACGATCTTGTCAGCGTTAGGAATGCCAATCAATTCCATCATCTGACGGTGCAGCAACGGCAGGTCGTACAGTCCCGGAGCCTGCGCTGCAAGCTGTAGTGCAGCCTGATACTGCATCAACCTCTGAGACATTGTTGCCGCATTGGGATCAGACACAGGAGATACATCCACACGGTCGTCAAAGTCAGAAACCTTGATCTGAGCATCTACCTCTGTCTCATACGGATATGCGGGATCTGTATAGTCGCGAATAATCCTTGCCAGAATCTTGAACTCTTTTTTCAGGCTGGCGTGGATTCTTGCCTGAATCGCAGACTGCACCTTCATGGCCCGCTCAAGAATGGCAAGCGTTGTGCCTACGGGCGCGTCCTGCCGCATGTCGTCAATCTTCAGATCTGCCATAGAAGCAAACCTGCGGCCTTCCTCTACAATCGTCCCAAGCAGGCTGTACAGAACATTTGACGGTTCCTTGTATGGAAGGAACGTGATGTTGTCCCGAATAACTCCACCCGGAACATCTACGTCCCTGAACTCTCCGGGCATGATTGGGGTGTCGTCGCCCTTAATCCTGAGTCCCCGCGTCTTCAGTCCACCCGGAAGGTTTGACAGGGTGCCAGCGTCTACGAGTTGGCGCAGAAGGCTTGTAGCTGATTTGGCCAACCCGCCAATCATATGAATCAAGCCAAGGTTATAGAACCCAATTCCGGGCACATAACCATAATCAACAAAGTGTTCGATCTTCTTTCGGTTGGGATCAAACTCTTCCCAATTCCTATAAATAGAAAGAATCTCAGAAGAGCCTTTGTCGATTGTAATTACATAAGGCAGTGCAATTCCGTCAGGGTCCTCAAATCCGGGGAGATCGTAATCAACATGAATTTCAAGAAGTTGGTGGCGATCATCATCAGACCCTGAAAATGATACACCAGAAATTTCGTCGTACTTGTCTTTGATTACGTCTGCCGTTGGCTCTGACGAAGTAAGCTCTACATCACGATAAAAGCCACTGACCTGTAGCTTTCTGATGTAGTTAGAGCTTCGGTTATTACATGGGTATAACGCTCTGCATTTTCTAGCGAAGACTCGTCATACGAGATGACAAAATCTTCAGCCGGAACAAACATTGAGCACGGTCTACCCAGAGTCGGATCGTAGTACACCTTTCTGAACGCAGCACCGGACAGTGGGAGACTGAACAACATCTTCTCTGTTTCTGCGCGGTACTCTGTCATCACCTCAAGCAACTGGTAGTTCATGTACTCCTGAACACGCTGCGCCTGAGAAATTGTATCCGGCGTTGTCTGGCCCCAAACTCTTGTCTTTACGGGACCCTT